ATGTACCAAATGATGCAACTGTTTTTCTTACTAATGAATGATAGAATGTTGAAAACATCAGTAATTACCTTGTGAGAATGGATCTTTTTCCGTAAAATCTATAATATTGTCTGCCTCTAATTGCAATTCATCATTATCATCTTCGGTCTTAATATCTTTAATATACTTACCATCCGGATCAGAATCTGTGCCAACAGTTGCAACAATATCTTCTTCAATCTTATCAATTTCTGTGTGGCCGGTGTTAATTTCTTCCATAGAGTATTTAAACAGCTCACAATTAACCGAATATGTATATAGTTTTCCTTGTTGGAAAAACACATTGTGTGAATCAACATATTTTATTTCAAACAATGCTTTTGACAATGGAAAATATATAAGATCACCTATCATAGGTGCAGTCAATAATATAGGTCTATCTGTAAAAGCAGGCATTTTACTTGCTTCTTCTAAAAATCTTTTTTTAGATATTGTTAAAGTTACATTGTGTTGGACTTCCATTCCAAATTTAGATATAAGAAGCCCCTCTCCTTCGAATCCTGTAGCATTTTCTATAAATGCTTCAATTTTAAATGTATCTTTAAAATAACTTAGTTGATCTTCTCCGAATATAACATCTTTATTTAAAAATCTTCTAGGTAAATAATAAACATCTAACCCATACATTTTTATAGATTCAATTGAAAGATCTTCAAGTAAATCTTGTGTTGGTTTATATGATAAATTATTTACAAATGGATTTGTTGTCATTTATTAGCCTACCATGAATCCGGGTGGGAGTTCGTATTTACTTTGTATCTGTTCTTCTATTTGTTGCATCTCTTGTCTGGATTCTGTTAGAATAGTTGCAGCGTCAAACGTAACTCCTCCGGGTAAACTGACTCCCGAATATTTTGATAAATTCTGGCCCCATTGAAATTTAATTATTGCTGTGCAATATTTTTTAAGCAACCAATCATTAAAAATTTCAGTATATATGTTGGGATCTAATATTTTATATGCTTCAAAAAGTAAATATGCACCAACATGTGTTTGCGTTTTCCAATCCATATTGATATAAATTCTATTTGTAACTCTGCTAAACTCTAAAGTTTTTTCTGGAGTTAACATATCTTGTAACATCTGCATATGTCTTCTGGTAATATCATACGATATAAGACTATCGCTGTAAGTATTTGTTCTTAACCCATACAAATCATTCAATGCAATTTGATATTTTGCATCGAACATTCCGGTTCCACCTAAAGTATCAAATAACTGAAATACCTTTACAACACTTACCACAGATCTACCTTCTGGATCCAATGCAGGTGCTGCTTTTATACCTTTACTTGTATCTTCTAACACTTCATCTTTTAAATCAATGTATCTTCTGTCTATATCTGTTTGAGTAACCTGTCTTAACATGTAAACCCGTTCTACGCCGTCAAAGTGATATTCCGAAAAATATTGTAAAGCATCATCTAGACGATCCTCTATCTGGGCATCGTCTACGTTTATTTGAATAACGGGATATCCTAACCGTCTTAGACAGTATTCTTTTAATTCTTGTCTTGAATTTGGCCTCATTTAGATCTCCTTATATAATAATATTTATATATAAGGAGATTTAAAATTATTCAGAAAATAGATAAGCAATCTTACCTAAATCATTTACTGATAATTTTAGATCGTTGCCAAGTGTTTCGGTCGGAACTGGGTTCCAATCTACTTCAATTTCCTCATTTAAAAGAACAGAAAATTCATTTAAAAATTCTTGCTTCTTTTCTTCTGTCACAGTATTTTGTTCATTATTTGAATACTTTTTAACCAACTTTACCCTCTGTTCCTCTATATTTTTTAACTCAGTATTAAGATTATTTACAAGTTTCATAACTTTATATGAAACATTGATTGGCAACTCTAAATCTAATAACTTTGTTAAAACTGGAACAGAAACATAAACATCACTTAATTTTACCTTCATTTTTTAAATCTCCATTAATTTATTATTGTCATCACAACATCAAATTCATAATTTAATACCAATCCACCTATGGTAGTATTTAGTGCCAAAGTTGTTGCTCCTTTGGTAAAATATAAAGATTTTATATTAGCATCGGTTGTTGCTAATTCTGATAATCTTTCATTTGAAATTAAAGTTCTGTAACTTAATGCTAAAGTATCTGTGTTAAATACCTTTGTTGTAAACATTCTTTTAATATTTGGATTATTTTTGTCTGTTATTAATATATCATATATAACTGCTTTAGCGTCTGCAGGAATTCCGTCAATATATGCAGTGCCATAACTCATTATGGTTTTGTTGAGTTTCTTTATTCTTACACTATTGTTACCACCAGAGAATGCATTTGCTGCATAAATGCTCAATTGACCATCTATGTTTATATTTTTTGCAGTATTACTTATATAATAAACGCTATCAACATCAACATTAGCACGTAAGTATATTGTCCCGGTTGATGCTGATCCATTATACTTAGAACCGAGAACCAGATCGTTTGCGCTGGTTGTGCTTGTGTACATTAGCACTTCGTCTACTATCTTTTCTATAGTTAGATCCTTAGTATTTGTTGCTGCAAAAGAGAAATTTAATCTTTCATTTGCTGCTACATGAATATTTGCTGTTGTTGAAGAATATAATGTATTCTCTGTTGCACCAGCATTTGTTAAATTAAAGGTGCCTGTGCCAGATTTTAGGGTCATGGCATTTGCTGCACTAGAACTTATCAGTCCACCATTAATTTGAACATACCCTGCCCCATACGGGCTTAATATTAAATCACAACTTGTAGTTGCACCTGAAATTTTATTAACACTTAATGTTGGACTTGTTGTATTATTAAGATTAACATAAAAATCACCAGTTGAAGAAGAATTAGTAAATGTTATTAATTCTTTATTATTTTGAACAAATGATTTATTATTAATATTTAAATTACCACCAAGATCGGGTGTTAAGTCTTCGGACAAATTGCTCAATACATCAAACGCACTTATTTTTACTGTGCTAGAATCCTCTTTAGTGATTATTATATTATACCCGGCAGCGATAGTAAATGAAGAATTGTTTGCTGTTGTTTCGATATAATCATCAGCAAATCCTGTATAATCATTAGATATATTAACTTTGCTATAAGATTTGATGCCGATCAAATCTTTAAAATAATTCATATCTATGCCGCTTAAATAATTATTTCCAGATTTTCTTCCAAGAATTTGATTTTCTGTCAGATACACATTTGTTGGAATATAATTTCCATTTGTGTCTAAATCTGTACCAGCACATTTTACAGTGGATGCTGGCATGGGTTCCATTTCAAATATTGCTTTATATGTTTTTGTTAAATTATTATAATTATAAGATATGTTTATATTTTTGTATTGTCTTGATGAAGCGGATGCAGGTTTTAGATCGATATTGCCTGCGAGTGTTTCATAATTTTGTGTTGTGCTTTCTAAAATTAATGCGGCAGCTGCTCTGGCAACCGAATCATCTGCTGTTTGTATAGTTTTAATACCATATGCTGCTGGAGCGGAGGACGAAATTGTAATTTCACCCGCAGCAGTATTGTTTATTGTAATGTAACTTCCTTCTTTGATTATAACATTTCCTGATCGTTCATCTGGATTTACTGTTACACTTGAACCATTTATTTTTTGAATTGTGATTGAATCAAAGAAGTAATCTTCTAGAAGAGTATTTAAATCTGTTTGAGTTAGTGCTGCTATTTCATTATTAGATAATCTACCTAAAACCGAATTAGCGGGTAAAACTAAATCAACATTTCCTTCATCTGTAGTATTTTTGCCAACTTTTACGCTATTAGCAGGCATCAATTCTAAATGTGTATTTGTTATTGAGGCATCTTTAACAGACAATAATAAATCAAAATTACTATCAGTTGAACCGACTTCTGCTTTAATTGTATTTGTGTCTGGAATTTCGATAACAGCACCAGTATCCCCTGCATTAAATGTTCCATGTGATGTTAATATGCTGTTAAAACCAGAACCTAAACTTGCAAAGTATGATGTACTATCTGCCGATATAACCACCACTGATGAGCCATCTGTATTTTCTGATGCCGTTAATGTTATACCTGATCCAGATTGTAGTGTTAAAATATCTGTTTGAGAAGCAGCAGCCAAGGTTGTTGTTGTTGCTCCATTTATAACATCAACAATACTATATGCATTTTGATTTTCTTCAAGATAGCCTGTAGGCGAAGATCCTATTAATTTGCGTAAATCTGATCTATTTAATGCAGTTACAGAACTCTTATCGCCATTGGTGTCTACGATTCTACCAACAACAAATCCTGCTATAGCTCCAGGAACGCCTCCGCCATTTGGTTCTTCGCCGTATGATAATTCATATACACTAGTTACGCTGTTTTGCACATAAAAACTACCATCAGTGCTTAAATAATAATTTGGAAAATTATTTAGAGAAACATTTATTGGTGTTCCAGCATCATCAGAGGCTTTAATCGAAAATGCACCCATATTAGCCAATTCTGTGTTTCCAACACTGCCTGCGGCAGGAACAGAGACGCCAGTTGCAGTTATAGTAATTCCGTTGTAGGCGTGGTTCGTTAGTGTTATACCGGTTCCAGCAATTAATTCTAATGTGTCATTTGAAACAGAAGAAGTCAGAGTAAATTGAACATCGTCTGAAGAATCGGCAACAACGTCTATTATACCAAATCCAGCGGGTGCTTCAATTTCAACTTCGGTATCAGTATGTGTTTTTGCTACTTGTATTTGGATACCATTTAAGCCAGTAAACTGTATATTGTCTGCAGTCGAAATTGCTGCAATACTATTAACTGTGGCATATGTGTTTTGTGTTCCAGCACCACCAGATGCATAAATTTCTATTTCATTATTGCTGTTTGTTCTTATACCTATTCCAGTTCCACCCTTAAAATTTAAAGTATCATTTACTATTGTTGGGCTAAGTGTGGATGCATCATCTACAATATAGATGTCTTTGAATGTTGGTAGTTGTCCGTTTCCTTGTGTTAGCAGAATTCCAGATTTAGTTCCTGTTGCAATTAATACGGGTTTTGCTATTCCACTTGGCTTGGTAGTTGTAACACCGCCTGCTGTTTCTGAAAGATAATATGTCTCACCGAAAGTTAAAGATAAGTCTATGCTTGCGGTTGCATTAAATTGTCCAGATAAAACAACATAATATTTTCCATTATAAATTCTTTCAACTATACCAATAAAATTGCTATTTTCTTCTGTGGTTGCATCTGCACGAGTTATTCTAACAGAATCTGTATCTGTAGTAAATCTTACCACATCTCCTTCTAAAACGGTTCCGCTTATTTCTGTGGCAACATATCTATTTAACCATCTATAATCTAATATACCACTTGTATTGGCTATTGGAATTACATAATTTGTAAACGTGGAGGTTGGCTCGGTTTTAAATTGTGATGATCCTGTTATGTTTGCAATATAAATTTTATCATTTACATATAATAATCCACCACCACCCTCACCAGATGATAATTTTGATAAGCGTATAACATCTTGGTTTTCTCCATTACTGCTGTCATCTTTGAATGACATTTGTAATATGTCTTGTGTTGGGTCGGTGGTTATTTCCCAATATTGATCATCTGTTATAGAACCTTTTTGTATTTTTAGAGAAACAAATGTTTGCTCATCAACCAATCCAAAGGTAAATGTTGCTTCAGTAGATGTTTCAGTACTATCTGAAACGTTTACAAATTTAGATCCGGTTGTAAAGCCTAAATCTGCAGTTGAGAGCCATGCATTTTTTGCACCATTATATTCAAATTTTGCTATTTGTTCTTTAGTTGCAACTTTTAATCCAGAAACAACTTGGTTTTTTGGTAAAAATTCACCATTAGTGTCTAAACTGTAATTTAATGTTATATAAGAATTTTCAACTAATATATTTTGTGAATTTAAGAATAAACTATCAGTTTCAAAGGATACATATGAATCAGAAGAATCGTTTGAAAAAATATGATTTCCATTTATGTTTAATGGTAAAATATTACTTGCTTTTACTTTTCTTAGTTCATTATTATTATTTGTATTATCGTCACCATTAACATCTATCAACAAATAATCGTTGTTATTTACAACAGTGTCCTCTGGGAGAGAAAATATATCTATTCCGACTGTTTTATCTGAATAAAATGTTAATCCGGAATTTGTTTTTAAATTTATTGAAAAGGTTGTTTCGCCATTCGTTCCAGCATCAATTTTAATTCCATTACCCTCTATGGCAGAATGTATAGTTATACTATTGTACCCACTAATCAATTCATTAGTGGCTACAAACCATGTTGAGAACGTATCTGTTAAATTTAATGCTGTTATTTCTTCTATGGCCATTAGTTATTCTTTTCTTTAATTATTTTTTCTAATAATTGTTTTAGATCATTTATATTGTTATCAATATTTTCTATTTTTTTTTCTATTTGTATGTATTTATTAGATAAATTTTTAATATTTTCTAAAGTTGATTTTTTTTCACTGTTAAAATTTAAAATTGCTTTAGAATGTGGATCTTTTTTAAAAAAAGGATGGTCTTTTATTGGTATGAAGTCGCTCATTGTATTGCGATTCCTCTCATGTCTTTGACTTTAGGTACATTGCATGAATTATTAGAAAATAGGCATATCTTAATACTAAATTTATCAAATGCATCAATGTCTTCTGGGAACGTATATTCAATTTCTCTATAATCTTGATCATCTAGTGACACAAAATCATTTCCGCTTCTAGTCAGTTGGACATATGGTTGATTTTCAAATTGTCCTGATGATGATGCACCTTGTGTTTTAACAAAAACGGCAAGATCTGTTCCTTGTGGTTTGTATACTGTTAAAAGAACTTTAATGTTTGATGCATCAAATCCTGGAGCCAATGTTATTTTTCTTGTCATATAACGCATTGTTGCAGGATTCTTTCCTTCTGCTGTTGATTGTTTTATCGCAGCAAATGGTTTTGTTTCATTTTCTATTATAGTAGCAGACGCTCTTCCATCTGCACCTATTTCAGAAACGTCTATCATATTACGAATAAATAGAACTCCAGATTTTTCTAAATCAAATATTGGAGAAATATGTGGATTCGTTAGAGTTGTATTAACTACAACTTTAAATTGTTGTTGTGGTGAGGCTCTTCTAATAGCACCTGCATTACCTAAAACAATATCTGTGTTCAAAGGAACATTTGTAGTATCTATATTTGTAGATCCTTCATAGTAATCAACTGAATAATTTACTCTACAATTAGGATAATCGACTGCTTTAAGTGCCAAATTATATGTATTAAATGTTAATAAATCACCATCACCATTTTCAAACGTATTATTAAAATCTGCTGCAATGCTGGCATCTGCTGCTAAAGTAAAGGTCTTAGATGCGGGGTTTGTTGGTGATGCAGTTGAATCAAATATTAATTTATTCATCTTAAACATCAGATCAGTTGTACCGTCTGGTTCCCAAGTAGAAGCATTTGCGGATCTAAAGAAAACTCCTAAATATGGGTTCTCTAGAACTCTTAAGTTTTCGTCTCTAACATCTCTATCTCCTAGTTTTGCAGCATATAATGCATATTCTCTGCTTGTAGAACGAACAACAAAAGAGTGTTCGCCAGGAGACAGATATACTGGAGCATCAAATGTAAATTTAGTAAATTTGTTGGAATCATTTATATCGGGTAAAGCATCAGCGTCATTTAATGCTTTTACATTTGCTGCATTTACTACAGCAACTCCATTTGGATAAATTCTATTAATATCTGGATAGCCGTTTACTGTCGGTCTGAGTTCAACTTTGACAGGAATAACTGGATCTTTAGTGCTAAAACACAAATCTAAAGATTCAACATAAACCCCATCTGGATATAATTCTTCATTTACAAAGAATGTTTGTGCCAGAGGGTCAAAACTGTATAAGAATTGTAATTCTCTAGATCTTACAGTTCTTTCTTGTAATGTTTGAGTATTATTAAATCTAAAATCTCTTACAGTTGTTGATGTTGTTTCTTTTGTGACACTTAAACCACTAGCAGCAAATGCGGCAGTGGCATACATTGTGGTATTTATATCTGTTTTATCGTTTACTTGATTATCTGTAATTACAAATAATTTTTCTCCTGTTCTAAATTTATTAGAGGGTAAATCAAATAATATTTCTATGTTTCCATTTTTGTCTGTTTTAGGGAAATTTCCCACAAAATTTACATAAGTGCCGTTTCTATTAAATCTACAATATTCTTTAATATCAATATTATCAAAGAAAATATAAACTCTAGTGTTTGGTCTTAACTGTGTAGCCGATATTTTTATTGTCTGGGGTCTCATGAAATGAACGAGAGACACATCGGTTACTCTTTCACCCAAACTTACATTACGCTCTGAAGATGTTAATTGTCCTTGTGTTCTTGTTCTTTCTTGTTCTCTAGTTACATCCCAAACTTGAAACATACTTCTTCCTTGGGATACGCGACCCGGAGTAGTTCTTGTTGTATCTGTTGTTTGCCAATCTGAAAAGAAAGTACCGAATGGAGCAATATTATTATTAAATAGTGCTTGATTAATATTATCTATTGCCTCATTCAATCCACCAGTTAGATCAATTTTAACCTCTGGCTTTACCGTAGTGTCCACCCAATCATCAGAAGAAGGTTTCAATATGACCTCTCCATCGTATTGGAAACTATCTAGTGCTGTAATTAATACGGTTTGTGTGGCTAAAGGTTGTGTAATAAATGTTTCTATACTTTCTGGTTGTAGTATGTAAAGACCTGTGCCTTGTATTGCCCCAGAAAATGCAGATTTTATAATTGCAGAATTTTGTTCAACGAAATTATTTGTTGAACCGGGATCAGGAACTAAAGACAATCTTGTTGTTTTAAATGGGTGTCTTAGGTAGCCTTCTCGTGGATTTACACATGCATTATATTGTACACTATAAACATCACCAACTGCATGGCTAACGAAGGAATCAACAACAACTCCATTTTTTTCTCTTGTAAATCCGTTTGCATCTTTAACAACAAGATCAGTTGCCTCTTTTTCTAATAAAGAAAGTACAGTATAATATTCTATTTCTGATATTCTCTTATCGAGTTTACCGATATCACGCATGGTGTATCGTCTATTTTCTATTTTTCTAAATGTAATGTCTTTAACATTTAATGTGTATTCGGGAACTTGAACTGTATACAATAACATTCCTAATTTGTTATTAGTTGCGGGTTCTACTGCCTCTATGGAAGATACTCCCTTATCTAGGGTAAATGTTCCTGATTTATCAAGATATAATTTATCTACTCTATTTAAATAATGTTCATTTTTAATAACAAATCTTGAATTGGGTATAGAAGTAAATACTATATCATAATATGCCGTGTTATCATAAGGATTTTCGTTATTACTTATGGGAGCTGTCAATGTTTCAACTGGCCTAAAATCTATTATAGAGCTTTTATGGAATATTTTTCCAGTCTTTGATGGAAAATAACCAATATCATCTAAAGGCATTAACACGCCGGTTCCATATGTGTAGGATTCTCTTACAACCGGACCGCTGCCACTGTGTTCAAAGTAATTATAGGATATACTTAAGTCGAACGGGGTAGTTTTTGCTACAGTTTCATCTAGTCCAATTGCAGAGAAGAATTCTGTTCTCTTTTCTTTATTTAATAATAATTTACCAAACCCATATATCTCATCAGTTTCTCCAGAAGTGAATAAGAAATATTGTGTAACATCTGTTGCTCCATATGCAACAGAAACCAGTTCTTGAACATCTGATTTTGTCAAATATAGATAAAATTCATCAACTGTTACTTGTTGATTGTTTACTGTAATATATTCTTGCCACTTGAGGGCTCTTGTTTCGGTGTTAGATTCATAATTTTTAGTTCTTGTTATAGCAGCAATATTTATTTCAAATTCACCTGTAAATATAAAATTTTTATTCTCAGGATCTAAATCTGCAGGTGCTGTTAAATCTAACGCTTTGGTTTCGATGTCCTGAACAATAATACTTGAGTCTGAAGTTTTTACTATATTATTTGAACTGTTTTGATAGATTAGATACCCAGAAGTTAGTGTGCCATTTGGAATTTTTGTGGTGTCTATTGTTATTGTGCCAACACTAAAAGTTCCACTTAAAGTTTTTGTAACCTTTATATTTTGTAAATTATTTCCATTCGCATCTCTTACCTTTTCAAAATATTTTGCATTTTGTAATGGATATATTAATCCGGTTTCTGATCTATCGTTTAAGTGAATTGATGCATAAGGTTCTACTGTGTCAACTTCAACTGCAGTTCTTAAACTATATTGTATTCCGGATCTTATAACAGATACTATAGTATCTGCGTTCTTTAAAACAACGTCTGTAGTTTTTCTTTCAATTATTAATTCTGTGACAAATATAGGATTACCATCACCATCAACCTGTCCAGAGTCAATATCTGTAAGAGCAACTATCTTAGCATTTGAAGTTGTCGATCCGCCCAAAATTAAAGCATCATTATCTCTTAATTCGTCAGTAGTTGTTTTTAGTGTTACTTTGCAATATTTAACGGAAACTGGATCTACTTCAAATATGACTGCCCCCTCTAAAGATAATTGATCCATGAATGTTAGAACGTCATCTAGAGTATAATCGCCAATAGATTTTATATTTGCAACCGATAATCCATATGTTCCGGCATTAGAATAAACAGTTCCTCCTGCGGGTATAGTTAAAGCGTTTATACTTAAAGAACCTATTTCTGCATTGGTTGGGGCAATTCTTGCTCCAACTGAATATGTTTCATTTCCTTTTGTTTCTAAAATTTGACTAAATTCTGTTTTATTGTTTACTATTTGATCGGTGTTAAATGTTCCACTCTTAGATTGAATAAATGTTTTATCTAAATTATATAACCAATCTTGTGTATCAACAAAGGGTATGGTTTCTGGAACTATTTTTTGTGAGCCGGGAGTGAATGTAAATTGTTTACTTTCATCATCCATTCTAACTACTAATTTTGGTGGATTAATAAAACTTTGAGTTCCGGTTTTTGGTGTTATCCATTTAATAACTTTACCACTGATATATTCATTTTCATTAATATATTGTCTTACTGTTGAACCAATTTCATAATTTTGTTCTTTTATCCATCCATCTTGTGTATCAATTCTTTGTACTATGTTTTCACCAACAGTCATATCACCTTTATATGCTTCTGATATGTTAACAAAAAATCCACTTTTCTTGCTAAAATCTGAGGCATTTAGATCGTATGCGTTTCCTCCGAGACCTAGAGATGAAAGATTTCCTGTAGAATCTAATTGATATATTGGGCCATTTTCTTTCTTAAATATACCACTAAGACATTGTACGAATAAAGATCTAGTTCCTGCCGCCCAACCTAACACATTTGCTTCAGTTCGAACCAGATATTCTTGGCCTTCTCTGATCACACTGCTTGTATTATCATATTGAATTACTTTATATGCTGGTTGGCCTGGGAATGTGGGATTATATGTAAAGGCATTTGTTTCGGAAAAAGTTACTTCTTGTAAAATATTATTGTCTACAAGAGTTTCTACTCTATCTACCCTATAACGAGCACAAGGAACGTCTTGTATTTCTTCAATATAGAAAAGATTTAAAACATAATCCAATCCACCAATAGTTGTAATTGCATCTTCTGATAAAAGTTGATTCATCTCAACTATCAACGTTATACTATTTGTGCCCAAAATTACTGATAATATTTTACCATATGTTTGAATTGGTATCTGTCTAATATCGAACCCGTTTGATTCATTTTGATTGGAATATCTTGTTCCACCTTGGCTAACTCCACCATTTCTAATTCTTACAGTATTTCCTACAATTGGTGTTCCATAATCAAAATAATGTTTTTCTGGATATTGTTTTCCGGTATCACATGCTAATTGTGTTGTTCCGCGATTATAATGTTCACATTCATCTGTGCTAAAATATGCAGTTATTTTTTGAACAGAAGTTAAAAATCTAACATTTTTAATACTTGATCCATAAGAGAATACGTTTTGAGAACCATTCGCAATTTCAGCACCATTAAGTCCTCTACCGTTATTAAATATTGGACCATTTTTAGCTTCAAAGGTTCCACTTGTTGTTTTAATGAATAATGTTTGAGTAAAATCTGATAAAGTGGCTCTAACTAATTCACCGGTTGCACATATTTTTCCAGTATAGTCTGCTTGCTTTACTAAAGATGGACTTGTGTTGCTCAAATACGATGTAGAGAACGTGTTGGTTTTTGAAGGATCGTATGCAGTTTTAACATCCGTGTAAAAAGGTTGACTTACAACTGCCTTAATAACATTCGTGACAGTTTGAGATAATCTTCTGAATTCATATTCGATACCATCATCAACAGGAGAGCCGATTGTTTTAGTTAATTCAGTAAAATTTGCCATACTGATCCTTTATTATGAGATTGTTCCTGATACGAATGCTATATGTTCTTTATTATTTATATTAATATATGGTGTTTGTGTATTAACCATAGTTCCGTCTTTAAATGGTGCCCAATGTGTTAATTGGCCTTGTGCAAAGGAGCTTTCGGGTGTTCCTCTAAATTCTATTTCCACCACATTTCCGTGAACCTTTATTTTTTCCTCAAATATATCTTCTGCTATAAGAGTGTTGTTTAATGTTGAATCGACAACAGGTTTCATATAAATTAAATTATTAATTTGTGAATTAATAACAGATGAATTTAAAAATGTATCTCTGGCTTTATCGCACGTTACATTTTGTGGTATAAGGTTCTCGTAAGAAAATCCTTCAATGTACGCTTTACCTGGATTTACTTTTATGACAAATTTAGATTCATCACCCGGTTCTGTTGTGTTTGATGGTGGGTAAATACCTATATCGTCTAATATAAATTGAACTGAGGCATCTAGTGTTACTGTTTGGCTAAATGTACCAGTATCTACAGTTTTTACAGAAAATTCTTTACCAGAACTAAAAGAACTAAATGATAACCCGTTTAATGATCTTATGTACACTTTGCCACCTAAACGATCTATTCTCTCTATAATACCAATAGGTTCACTTTGTATTTCTGTGCCATATTTATAATTTCCTGCTGGTTTTGTTTGTGTTGGAAATAATAAAATAGGTGTGGATGCAGTAGACCCGCTAAATCGAATAGATACGTCGTTTGCTCCTATTGTTTTTTGTACTATTAAATCTCCAACTTCAATTTGAGGAGCAATTGAAGCTGAACTAAAAATATATAAATCTTTTCTTAAATGTTCTTTAAAATCAATTAAAAATGGAAGAACCGTATAAGAACCGGATTCTTCATATGTTCTCTGGGCAAATAATTTTAATATTTCACTATAATCTGCTCCACCTTTGATAAAATCTGGTGCACCCTTACTCACGCGTGCAACTTCAACAAAAGATTCTGCATTATAATTTTCTAATACGTCTATATCAAAATCTTTATTTGTTAACGTAAAATCTATTTTTAATCTATCTGCACCTGGGGCCTTTTCGTTATAAGATCCTATTGCATTATCAACAAGAGTTATATCTTCTCTAAAATCTACAATTTTTGTTGTTATATCAAATCCTATTTTCTTTGATGGATATGAAAATAATTTTCTGCCAACATATTCTTCTTTACCTGTTATTGGCGTTTTTAAGCCATTATTCATTGTGCTCTCTATTTCAAGTAGAGCATTTGAACTTGTGCTTATTTTATACAATACAGTCGTCGATTCTTCAGTATTTACAAATCGACCAAATTTATAAAATATACCAGGAGAAACTGATGCAACCATTACAGTATTCATATTGTCCAGTAACAATTCACTTGCTTGTGTAACAGATGGTTCTATTTCAAAATTTATTGGATTTTGATTTGAATTGTCTTTAACTTCTAACGCATCAACTGATGTTGAATTCCAGTTAGAATTAGTTATTTCAATTAATTTTATATCAGTTAGTTGTTTTAATTTATTGAGATTGCCCTTTATAAATTTAAATACAATAATTAAATTGTCAGAAACGGTTTCAGGTAAAACGTCTATAATTTTAACCTGAAAATCAACATCGTCTTCAATATTTACTATACCAGAAGTTCCTGTTCTTTGTGTATATGAAGTGCTATTATAAGTAAATGATGTTGGCGCAAATTGTTTATTTTTAAAATAATTTTCACAAACAGTTTTATCCGTAAAATCTGAATTTATAACAGTATTCGTTGCATCTTTAATTGAATTATTTTTTATTCTAATATAAAAATAATTTGTTAATGTGACCTTTGCACCAAAGACTTGAGATCCATCTTTAAAAATATGATCTGATATTTTAGATATTTGATTTTGTAGTATCGACTGAAGTTGTGTTAATTCTCTTGCCTGAACTGCTACTCCCGGTTTAAAAAGAATTTGTAAAAAATTCTTTGTATCGTCAAAATCATCAAAGTATGGTGAGTTTTTTAATTCGTCTTGGTGTTTAAATGCCATATTGTTTTGCTCTTTAGATTGTTATAAAGAATTTTATAGTAGTTGAGCCGTCTGTTGTTAACTGTTTTGGTGTAAAATTTTGTATATGCAACACTCGACCTCTCAAAGATAACATATTTTTACTAGTTATAGCATATGTATTTATTAGAGTATCTTGTGTTGTTCCTGTAGTTGGGTTATATTTTTTTAAATTATTTACTGTAGTTGATGATGAAAATGTTCCATAGAGTGTTTGAACCGCTATTTTTGGTAAATTGTGTGTTGTAGCAGAGGTTTTATCGAACGAAATGCTCAACACTCTGCCATAGGCTAATAGTTCACTACTGGAATTTATTTGTGCTACATAATCATTTATTGTAAATTCTGTTATTCCGTTTAAACCATTAGTATTAGTTATGTCTTCAACATCATAAAATGGTTCAGGGGAAGTTGGTGAGGATCCTTTATATAGAGTTAAAATGTCATAATTTCTTAAATTTTCTGTATCATTAATTATAAAATCATTATCAGAAGTTCCAACATATTCTTCTCTTTTAATTAAACCGTATTGCCTAAAATTGTTACTATCGTAACCCAACATTGACACAGTTGGCCCATCTGCCGTATATGTATAAGATGGTGTGCTTAATATTCCATTCAGACTGTCGAGTTTATTGTAAGTATCCGATGATGTTGGATTAAATTTTTTATATATTATGATGTTATTACATTTTAAATCGTGTAGTGGGGACAATCCAACTCCACCTGTGGGCGAAATTCTTGGAGCCAATTCATAATTTCCTATAACTTCTGCAGTGATATCGGAACAACCTGAACCATATTGAAAAATATTAATTTTTGTAATTTTTCTAGTAGTTGTGTCTAAAGATGGATATGCTATTAAATTTGAACAGTTTCCGCTTATTGTTATTTTAGGAACTATTTTATATATTTGATTGTTGTATGCATTATCTTTAGATATTTGTTCACACACTCTACAAATTATTACATTTGATGATATTGATAGACTATCTATCGTATGAACATTCAATACAATTTTTGTTGTTGCATCTAAAATCATTAATGAATATGTTCTGTTGTCATAAAATCCAGAAGTTCTATTTATGGTTGTGTCTAATGAATTTAAAGTTAAAACTAAATTTTCTTCAGTATCAGAATCTATTATAGTATAAGAAGCGTTTTCATTTAAATTAACCGCATATGGAAAGGCTTCTCCAAATTTAGTTATATCTATTCCTTCTATGCTACCAAATGATACATTTGTTGTTAAATAGTTATCTCCTGAGTCCTTAAATGGAATTAAACTATCCGTTTTTACTTTAGTATAAAGATCAGTAGAGATACCACTTCGTAATGTATTATAAACAAATTTCCATATATAACCATCGTTTGTTACTATTAAATTATTATTTGTTGGTGCAGTGGTTGGTGGACTGTATTGGCTTACTGCACCCGAATTATTGCTAATACAAATATATACATTACAAGCAAGACCGGAGGATGGCTCAACTGTAACATAATAATTTTTATTTAGTAAATTTTCTGTTGCAGAAAATTCATCATAAACAACTCCAGAAGTCCATGTGTTTTTTCTAATAGCATAATAAACGTCATCTGCTTTTAGTTGTATGGCAGAAAACATGTCTCTTAATGCATTATTATCTTCTTCAAAGGTGTCAACAATTGTATCAGGAGAATCCACATTTCCCCAAACGTCTGTTTTACCCAAAAATAAATAATGTTTTCCATTAATTAAGTCATTATAAACTGTTTTTACTATATCTGTTTTAAAAGAATCTTTATAGAATGGCATTTTAATTATCCTGTATTATCATTAACCGGTATATTAGTTATATCACTTATAGTAAATTCTAAAAATGTTTTAAGTTGATCATCTGTATTAACATTTTCTTGAACAACCTGATTCCAGTGTTTTCCAACAACCCAGAATTTTCCAGAATCTTCTAGTTTGGCTACTGGTAAAAACACATTAGCGTCAGTATTTATAACAACTAAATTGCTTTCTATTTCCGTTTTTGTCCCAGATAATGCAACTTCGGCAATCACATCTGCTTCATTTGTTTCCATGATATGAATAATTGTTAAATCATAAATGCTAGTCGGTTTTGTAACACCATTTGGTCCCCACCTATATCCATTATCATAGGGCGAAATATAATCTATTATTGGGTTTGCTGCTTCATCATACCCAGTAATAATTGGAACTTCATATAAATCTATTTTTGTACTTACGACATATGGAACATAATTTCCAATTACAGCAGAGAGTTGTTTTGTTTCTTCTAATTGTTCTATAGTTGTTGTGATTTGTAGATCTAAATTGGTTTTACCTTCAAATGAACCAAACACTTTAAATCCGGCAGGGTGAACAATTTTCTTGACTATAGGCAAATGTTCATTTGAATTAATGTCTGATAAAATGTCATATGAAAAATCTTGGTAATAATTACTATCTTGAATAACTTTATTGCTAGAAACAAAACTTGTCTCAGTTAAATTTTCATCTGTAGAGGAAGAAGTGTAATTTAAAAGTTTTTCAAATATTTTTTTGGCTATTGTGTTGTATCCTATTGGAACAAAGTGTGATCCATTATCTTTATAATATTGAGAGTATTCTGTTTTATTAATAATTTCTGGTATGTCTATTATTGTAACATCCGGTTCATCTATTTCTTTAAGTGTATCCCTATATTCTTCTAAATTTAAATCAGTGCTTGGTTCATGTGAACACATAATTGCAAAACATAAATTATTTTTATCATAACCAATTTTTGCCCAAACATTTTTTATTTTTTGTATTATTTTTAATACTTGTTGTTTATATTGTTTTGGATTATTATCTGGATACGCGGAGGGATTGTTTCTCCAAGCATTTGCGTCATTTAACCCACCCTGTAGCCAAAAACAAATTCTACCAGATCCGCCAGCTTGTTTTTGTCTTTCAACATGTTCTTGTATTATCAGTGCCCATGTTTCATGTGGTGTATTTATAATATCATAACCAATTTGAATCATGGTTCCGCCGGGATAATACTCGACATTTGAAACAGAAACACCTTGTATAGGAGAATAGATGCTTTGTAAAGCAGCCGAAAAGTTCTTACGCATTCTTGAATTATAAGTACTTCCTTGTAAAGGGGTTCCGTTGCTGTCACTGCCATATACGAAATTTCCAGTAAAATAATACGCATCAACACCATCACGAGACGCTGGTGGATAACCTCCAACATAATGATTTGTATTATTTGTTATTTCAAATTCATGTGGTATCCAATAATCATTATATATTGGTATACTTTGTGGGGGTGGCGCAGGATCGCCACTAAATTGTCTACTAGAACTAAATAAACTTTTTACTTGCCCACCATCTAACCGATTACTACCCGCACTATTTTTACCATTTAAATTTAATTTAAAATCTGGGATGATATCAGTATTTGTTGCATTAAATTTACCACCTATTATTCTATATCTTAAAACTTTTTCTAATAATAGAGGGCAATTTCTTGGTTCGGGTACTACATAACCTATATTATATAAACTGCCTCCAACATCAAAATTGGGAATACTTCTAAGAGAGAGTCCAAAATTAAAACCATTCATTTCTTTATCACACCAAAGATAATCTAAAGAATATGTGTTTGGTTTTAACCCTTTACTATAACCAATATAAGTATCAGTTGTTTGTGGATCAAACGTACCAATACCATTAGGAATCGTTACACCAACTCCAGTTGAAAAATGTTTTGTTAACTCTGATCTACCATACAAAGAACCAGGTAAAACTTTATTATCACTATTATAATATGCTTGATTATATTGATCAAAATGTAAGTACACAAAACACTTATAACCGCCAGGAACTAATCCACCTGTTTGGTATGTACCAAATATTGGAGTTCCATACATTTTTATTCCGTTTTCAATCATACCAGACATCAATCCACCATTCCAACCATATACACCATGACCAGTATTACTATCACCCGCCAATAAAACATCTATATTATCTTTACCAGATCTACTATCTCTTAACCATTCAGAGAGGCGAGTAGAGCCATATACTCCAGTTGCAGCATCAGAGTAAATTACATTTAATATTAAAATTTCTTCTGCACCGTCTATTATAGTTTTAACTTTAGTTTGTTTAGTTGAATCAAAAGAACCAGATAATTCTTTAAGAACTATTTCGCCATAATAGTTACCCTGAAATAGTGTTTTTGTTATATCTGAAACTCTAGCGGACACCGTATATTCTGAATCGCTATTTTCTTGATATATGATACCATTTTTTATTGCATCTATATCGGTTGATTCTTGCAAATAACAATTTAAAATATTTTTTCTAGAATAAACATTTGAAGATGGTTTAAATATATCCGTTTTAGGATAGTATATATCTATTTCTTTATCATATAAAATTCTAAATAAGAATCTTATAGAATTTTCCGTACCCTTTGAGTCATAAAATTCTTTTATATTTTTAACTACATTTCTTGAGTTTATAGGATTACCTGTTTCACGATCAATTGTTAACTCTACGTTAAAATCTTTCATTACCTCTTGTTTTATTTTATCTAAAACAAAATCAGGTATATCGTCTATATTTCTATAATTTTCTAAATTATATATTACTTTATTGGGGTCATTTGATTTTTCTAAAAATTCATAATAAGCACTAATAAAATCAACAAATTTGGGATAATCGGTTCTAATATATTCGGGTAATTGATATTGGATTAAATCATATACCGTGGTATCTTTTGTTATATTCTCTGTTATACAATTAAATAAAACTTGTATTTCTGTATCTACTATTTTTTTACCGTTTTTATTTACACAATATGCTGTTATAAAATTAGTACCATTAATTGGTGTTATATTAAAAATAGATTTTGTAAGATTTTCTGTTTTTACAATCTCATCGTTTAATAAAAAAACAACTGATTTAAAATTGACATCTAAATCAGTTACTACATATGATAACTGTAAAGTTTTACCGTAATTTATTTCATTTATATTTGGTGTAAGTATTTGTATTACATTATTCATGTTCTTCCTCTATATGGAAGAGGTTCAATTCTTATTGCTATAGATTTGCCATCTAGATTATCTAGTGCAAGCAAATTATTTTTATCTGCATATATATCTTTCTCTTTTGGTGCTGCATATATGCTCATTGGATTAGAGTCAATTAGTTTTATTGGTTGAAATGCGGTCAAGTATACTATACCTTTAACATAATCTATAGTTCCAATTTTTTTTAGTACTACCTTTTCATCTGATTCATTATTGTATACTATATTTACATTTCCAGCCGAATCGTCTTCCAGAATGCATATCCTGCTTTTTGTGTAAGTTGGGTCATAATAATAAAATGAGGTGCTGTTAATTACTGGAGTTGTGCAATTTTCATTATAATTAAAGGAATTTCTAAAATTTATTTCATAATTTAAAGATTGAGTTGAATCGGGTATGAATCGTTTTTCCATTCTAGTGACGATATTTATTGAGTATATTGATTCGTCTAATGAATCAATTTGATTTATTAATTCGTTAGTGAAAAAATCTCCATCAAAAATTTCTATATTGTTTTTAATATAGATTAAAATTTGTTTGTTTATTTTATTTAATAAATTTGTTGCAGATATTTTTAATTTTACTGGATCTGTTTTAATCAAAACGTCTAATAAAATATAGATAACCTCTGGGTCAATAACAACTGGCTCTATTCCGACTATATTTTTTCCTTGTTTTAGGGAATTAGATATACTGAGTTTTTCTTCATTTGTCAGAGTTGTTCCATTTTGTGGTTTTACTGAGAGAAATACTTTTCCGTATTGAGGTGGGTCATTGTCCTCTCCGCCCCAACAAGAAATTGATTTTATATTTGGAAAATCTTTAAGTACTATATTTTTGTAATCATCTAATGTGACTGCTCGTTCTTGTGCGGTAAATGATTTTGGTGCTTTTAATTTTATTGATTCTTTTGTTTCTTTGGAATCCCCCCCAGTCGCGGGCACTAAAACATCTACGGTATAATTTAAAGAGGGAACTGTAAATGTATTTTGGTTATCATTATCTCCTATACCGTTTGCAGATGCACCATTTGTGACTAAAAATTTAACTGTAATTTGATTGCTATCTTTTAACTTTTTACCTATGACATTATCACCAAAATACAAACAATATTGGCCATATGGCGTCTCTTCTATAAAATATACATTAGAAGTTCCAGTTATTTTTGTTATTTCTTTACCTTCGGACCACACGTCAGTTGCACCATCAGAGTCTGTTTGAGATTCTTGAACATTCACTTCAATTGTACTTAGATCTATATTATCAAAGGGTAATATGTATTTTCTGTAAGGCATACCCTCATCATGAATAAATGTTAAAGTTTTAATTTTTCCTTCTTTTATTTCAATTGCACCTGTTTCTAATGTTGCTATTGTTCCATTAGAATTAAATGTTTCAGGTTTTAAATAATAATCATGTAATGTTACAAACTCAAAAACTTCACTTTCATGTGCAGCTCTAAAGACGGTGTGTTTTGGTATTAGTGTTGATGTTGGTGTTGTAGTAGTAATTACATTTATTTTACAAATTGAAGCTTTAGCAGATCCTGGCGTATAACCCAACATTTTGGCCAAAGAAACTATGGATGATCTTTTAGTTGCTGTGTCTAAAAACATTTCATTAAAAGTCATATTGTTATAAAACATCTGATAATAAGTATTATATGCTAAAACGTCTAACAAAATATTTAAACCAGATCCTTCAAAATTATAGCCAGTAAATCTATCTTGAGATTTAAAAAATGCTAATAAATTTTGTTTTATAGAATTAAAATCTATTTTTTGAATATTTTTACTCATCTGGTTCTTTCTACTATGAGATCTAATGTTTGTATTATCTTATTATCATTTTTTATAGTATAATCTAAAGAAATAGTTAAAGAGTTTTTAGTTTCCTCATAGATAATTTCAATATTATTTATTTGGATTCTTGGCTCTTGTTCTTCTATAAGATTTGAAATTTGTTGTTTTAATTCATCTTGATAGATTATATTAAAATTTAAAAATAAATATTCTCTTAAGTTGATATCTAATCTTGTATTAAATGGTCTTTCTAATACAGAAGTTAATAGCAAATTTTTTAAACTTTGTTTTATAGCACTATCTCCAGTTTTTATGGAAACGTCTCCGGTTATGGGGTGAGCAGTAAAATTTAAATCTATGTCTGTTATTTTTAGGTTTGACATTGTTTCTTATTTATCAATAATGTGTTTATCATTCTAGAATAATATCTAATTAATTCTTTTAATTTATTTTTATCTGTATTTTCTACACCAGTGTAATCACACCACTCTGCAAGTATGTAACCCATTTTAAATCCTTTTTCACACTCAAAAGGTAAAATTGAAAAAGACACTGCTCCTCTAGATTCGAGATAACCTTTAAAATAAGAGTCTTTTAAATCAATGGTGTAATATATTTCTGCATCATTTTTCTCTAGCAGTTTAATTTTATCTACGTATCTGGTTATAAGTTGTCCTTGTGGGCTATCCATAGAAGAAACAACCCCAAGTTCACACGATTCATGTGTAGTTGTAAATTTTAATATAGATGTTCCATCAAAAAAATGGCCACCGTTGTGGAATTTTATTATACCAGTTCTGCAACATTGTAATTTAAGCCTTAATTCTGTTAACAGTTCATCTATTTGGCTATGTATTCTTATAAAATTAGTTTCTATTTGTGGGGTTTGGAGTTCTCTAAATTTTGCTATTATTTTTTTAAAATTTGCTAAAAATACAATTACTCCACCTATCAAAAAAGAAAAAACATATGTTCCTATAGTGAAATAATTGTCAAAATGTGGCATCTCTAACTCCTAAATTGTGATTATAATAATATTTATAAAAATTAATTATCTCTTTTCCTAGATTGTGTCTTTTTCCAAGAACTTGCCACATAAAGCGGATAGCCGCTTCTATTTTTTATTCCTATTTTGTTTCTACTAAACATTGCATCATTTTGAATAAATTTTTTATTTTTTATAGAAGAATCCAAATCAGAAGAAAAAACTTCATCTAAATCTATAATCAGATTGGGAGTACAATCCCTCGGTTCACTGTATTCTAGTGCTAAAATGTCCGGTCTTATTAAGGCTAAAGATTTGTTTTTGCTTTGTAATACATCTGGGCAAAGATTATCGTCTGGTCTTCTTAAACGAGCAGTTTTTCTTTCCCACATGTGAGTATAAAAATGTCCAACCCCACCTATAGTTAAAAGATAGTCTGAATTTGTAAAAATATGTGATATTTTTGACTGCGTGGTTAATGTATTCATAATTTCTAAATTATGATTTCCCATAACGTGAACATTATAATTATCCCCAACAGTCAATAAACAGTTTCCATATAATTGTTCTTTTTTCATAGAACCAAGTAATTCGTATAGGTAGCAACTAATATGAATCTCTCCCGACACATTACTTAATTTTAAAGAATCATATTTACCATTTATAATGGTTTCTCTGCTTTCACCTATTTCCCTTAATTCACTTTTACCCACAACAGTATGCATATTGCCAGTAACTTCTAAATTATAATCTCCATTAACAAAATGATTATAGTTGCCTTTGTTTTGTCTAATATTCATGTCACCATTTTCTAGGTGCATATTAACATCACCATCTTCTAATGTCACATTTACGTTTCCTCCTTTAACATATAAATTAACATTAGAGTTTCCTCCAACATAAACATCAAAATTTACAGATTTTTCTGGTGTATTTTTAATTTTATCTTTATTTACAATAACTCTTAATGCTTTATCTATAGTGACATCTGTGTAACCGTCAACGTGCAAATGTGCATCTCTAAATACCGAGAACCATAAATCCCTAGTTACAACAGTACTCATAGATCCTGCAGGTAAAAATTCTATATTTGTGCCTGTTCTATGAATTACATGTATTCTCTCTCCTCCTGGAGTGTTATCCATTTCTGCAACATGTCCGGATTCTGTTTGTAGAACAGAATTAAAAGGAAAAATGGATCTATCCGGCATTCCTTCTACACAAGATTTTCTTTTTTCTACTGGTTGGCCATTTGATTTTCCTAATTGTGGATCTGGTGCTGATATTGAGGATCCTCCTCGACCACCTCCCCCAGCACCACCGCCACCACCGCCACCACTTCCTCCGCCTCCCCCAGCACCACCACCGCCACCACTTCCTCCTCCACCACCTGCCCCTCCGCCCACTCCAGTGCCAGTTTGGCCTCCAGCGGGAACATCACCCACAGCAACATCATTTATAATACTACCAATTAACTCTGGATTATTTACAACATCAATATCAACAAATTCATTTAAAAGATTTTCTACCGGTATAATTGTATCTTTTTTATTGTTTTCTAAATTTTGTGTTTTGGAACCTACAGCGGGAATAGTTAATTGTGCTTCTTGCTGTTCAACTTTTCTATTCAAAAATATATTTTTTGGTTGCTGTGTAATATCTACAGGTGTAGTTTCTGTTGGAGTTGGTAAAATGGGCGACCGACTCTTTAGCTGTGTTTCTATTTGTATCTGTTCTGGATTTAAAGGTATGGTATTAGGATCACAAACACCACCTTCAAATTTTTTAGGAACCTTTGGTTGTGGATTTCCACCACCATCTGTTTGTCTTGGTGGTGTATTTGTTATTGGTGGTATTTTATTTTGACCGTTATTTTGTGATTCTGCCATAATATTTTATATCTTTACTCTATTTTTCTTGTTATAAATTATGTTTCCACCATCATCTAATGCTTGTGGAGATTCGCTGTAAGGTTTCCATTCGATAGACAGAGAAGTTTTAGCAGTAGAATCTATTGGATTAGGAACTACACTTATTTTTGATTCATTTGTAATACCACATTTAAAAGTGTCTTGCACCATATCCATGTGGATAAATCCATTATCAATTAATCCATCGGGTCTTCTTAATTTCTTATAATTATATATTGTTTTTTTTAACCCTTCTTCATCATTAATTGCAACAGCACTAACATCGGTTTTTTCCTTAAATTGATCTAAAGGATTTTTCTTTTGGTATTCGTCTTCTAGTTGAACGCCGTGATCATTTCCTTCAACTTTTTTACCATCTGGAAATTTTAAAGTTTTTACAGTTTTAGGATATAATTTTAATTCCTCTTCTGTTCTTTGATCCTTAAAACCATCACCTGCATTAGTTTGTATAACTTTTCCAAAATTAGGATTATCATTTTGTTTTACATCTGAGCCTATATCTTGTGGTTTTAGATCCTCTACTATTCCGTGCCAAGTACCTAAAATAACAGGAAGTTGACATAAATGACCATCTCTAAAAAAACCAAAAACATATGCACCATCTACTATTCCAGTTGGAGACATGCCAATACCAGATACAGATGCACTTGTTACTGGCATTATAATTTGTGCCCAAGGTAATTCCTCTCGTTTTATATCGTTTGTGTAAGCACTATGTGCATTTAATATTCTTACACGAACTCTTCCTAATTGAAGGTCAAAATCTCTTCTGTCTTCTATTACACCAAAAAACCAATAAAATTCTCCCATCGTAGATCTTTCACCCATTACTCTTCTCCTATAGAATCTTTAGTGCCTTTTATTGTAGTTTTATATTCTGCTATTACTGTATTAAGGTTATATGATAATGTATGTTTTACTTCTGTTGCTAAAAATTTTCCATTGTGTAATATGTCTTTTTCTGGCTTATCATTTGAAAGTTGTTGTTGTATTGGTCTACCAAAATAAAACACATCTCCGGCTGATATATTTTCAGAGGTTCCGGGTATACTAAAAACCAGATTTAACTGATTTAATTGTTGTATAAGAGATATTCTTTTTAATAACCAATCATCTGGGCCACCAACTTTGTCCTGAGATTCTGGTGGGTCTTCACATAACATTGTGAATCTACCTTTTTGGGTATATCTTGTTAGAAACGAATTTTGTAATAATTCTGAAAAATTTTGACACTTGTTGGGATCTATTATTGGATTCGTTGTTAGGTGTGTTTGTTTAGAAAATTCATTTTTTAATGAATATGTTGTTTCAACGTATCTTTTTAAAGTCATGTCAAAAGTTAATACTGAACTAGTATACATTCCTTTTTTAGCATTTTCTATTGGTGACTGTCTAGAAATATCATAACTTAAAACATTATTTTTTAATTTTTTTAGAGGCAACTTAAATGGCATTTCTACAGTGAATCCATTAGATGAATTTGTGCCCACTGTTGGTTTTTTTTCTAACAAAGAACCAACAGATCTAAAGTGAAAAGAATCTATTTTTTGATAAAATAAATAATTTACATCGTTTTTATTTCTATCCGGTCTGCAAATTGTTGCAAATTTATTTATGAGTTCTAATGGGCTTTTATAATTGTAATTACCAATCATTTCATCGCTAGATGCCTCAATATCATCTATCGTTATCTGTAAATCTGTGGCCAATTTTTTAACATTATCAGTAATTTTTCCGGAATAGTGTCTAGATACATCCAATGTCATATTTTTAAAAAAATGACGTGGAGCTAAATGAATTACTATTGTTTGTCCTGTTTGATTTGTATCTGCGTTTTCGGTTTGTGTTTTGTAAACCATTAAATTTATATTAATAGTTTTTTCAGAACTACCATCTATTCTTTTTCCAGCAAATGAAAAAAAAATTTCATCCAAAGCAGTTTTTAGCCCACGTTGTATCAATCTGGTTTCGGGGGTATCAAGTATTGAAAGAGTTGCTGTTAAAAAATTAGAAAATATACTTTCATATACTTCTATTTTTTTTACAACAGAGGTTATGTCTAAAGTTTTACCTTCTGCAGTTTTAAGTATAACTGGACTAATTGATGCAGGATTTAAATATGTATTAGACATTCTCTATATCTTTTCTTTTTTCTACTTCTTTTAAAATATTATTTATTTGATTTATCAAAACTATAATATAGTCTGGTTTTAATATTATTATATCTCGTTTATCGTTATTAATTTTTTCTTCATGCTCTGCATTTGTTACAACATAGGTTGATATTGATCCGTCTATGTAACCGGTTAGATAATTTCTAGCATTCAATGTTTCATTATTTTGCTCAAAATGATGTAGTGCATCTTTAGCCTCATAAACAATTTTATCAATACTGATTTGTTTTATAGTTGCTCCATCTTCATCTAAAAGACTAACAATATCTGTTGTAGATAAACTAGTTGGTAATTTTGATGTTAAATTTATCTTATTAAGTGTTCTATCATAATCATTAACATTATATGTTTTTAACCCATATTTTATTTTTTTAACATCAGAAAAAGAAAAATCTATAGAACTTTCTGATAAAAATATAACAGAGTAATTATATTTTTGTACTAAATAATCATTAAATTTACTACTGTTCAAAGGCCAATCTAATTCTTTATTATATTTTTGTCCTATTAATAATATAATCCAAGAATATAAACTGTTATCATATCGATTTAATGCTAAAGACTCCGCAGTATCTTCATCTTTTATATAATAGTTTTCTATAAATTGTTGGTCTGTAAAAACATTTATCGCATCATATCTCAGTAATATGTTAGATAACTCTTTTACGTCATAGGATATTGTTGGGTGGTTTTCAAACATTATGATAATCCCCCTGTTGACGAACCACTATCCTCAGAACGACCATATAATTGATACATTTGATTGGCTGATAGGAGTCTTGTTTCTTGTAAAGAAACGGTTAAAGTTGTAGTAATCGGTTCTCCATCTCTATGGACATATAGACCACCTTGTGTATCATATGAAACTTGTACTGACGTTATGGCACTAGGTTGTGTTCTTATAAAAGTTTTACCACCAGTTGAAGTGCTTCTGCCTGCAACTTCAACCATACACAATTTAGGATATTTAAATAAAGGACCATTCAACGATGGATACGAAAGTTGTCTTAGATCTGAGATTAAACGCCATATATTCGCCGCTTCTTCATATGACACTGGACATAGACCAAGTAAATTGAAACTGTCTCAGGGCTGGAGATTTATATGTTAATTGTGTATATGGGTTCGTTGCCCTACCATTTATTGCTTGTGCAATATCAACAAACCCACCAGCCCCAACTGATCTAGCAGCACCTAGTGCTGCTGCCTGAGCAACATCTTGGGCTGTAACTGCTCTTCCTGGTCCTGCAGAACCAAACATTTGTCGTAATCCTTGTCCGATTGCACCCATTTCTAATGGTGCCCAATCGTGTTCGTGTATATCATTTGCCCCTTTTGGTACAGGTAATCCATATACAGTTTTGCTACCTTTTGCTAACACAGCATCTTGATAATCGGCTTCGTATATTTTTAATAAACTATATGAATTTGGAAATGCTTGTGCTGAAGCAGAGCCCACATTTATGCTAATATTTCTTACTGTTGGGGGTGGCATTATTTCTCCTATAAATATTTTTATGCCATATAAAGGTAAATACAGACCAATAAATCCTCAAAAATATATAGGTAATTCTTCTGGTATTATTTATAGATCTTTGTGGGAAAGAAAATTTATGGTATTTTGTGATACAAATCCAAACATTTTAAAGTGGTCATCAGAAGAAATAGCAATACCATATTATTTTACAATAGACAAAAAAGTACATAAATACTATGTGGATTTTGTAATTCAAACCAAAGATAAACATGGAATCATAAAAACATATTTAATAGAAATAAAGCCAGCAAAACAAACTCAAAAACCACAAAAAAGAAAAAATACTAGAAAATACATCAAAGAAATGATGGAATGGGAAAAAAATAACTGTAAGTGGGAAGCGGCAAAAAATTATGCAAAAGAAAAACAATGGGAGTTTAAAATATTAACCGAAAATGAACTTTTTTAACCCAAAAACAGTACTAAATAAGATAGAAAGTTATAAAAATTTTAAAAAAAATTTTCCAGGAACAGTTTTATCATTTGTACACAAACCCCAAACAAAATTCTTCTATGATTCTATACCAGTAGTGCTGGGGGTTAGGCTTATTGGTAGAAAAATGTTTGCAGTTAATTTGAGATTGGTTCCTCCGAGGGAAAGAGTAAGATTGTTGAATATGATGTATGATCTTAAATATGAAAATGAACCAAGAGTTGTAATAAATAAATTATTAAGAAGCAAATATTCAAAAATTATGGCAGCAACTCTTGAAGTATATGATATAAAAAATATTAAAAGCAAAATTAAAGTTTTAAATGATGGTGATTGGGCAACATTTGCATTAAACGAATATAATTCTTTTAAAAATGTTCCTAAAAATAGAATATATAAAATAGTAAAACAAAGAATAATAAACATAAAAATGCCAGTTAAGTACATAGTTCAAGTTATAAAAAACAATTTAAAAAGAAAATAAATGGGCTTATTTGATCCAAAACCACCATTTCCCCCCGACGTTCTTCCTGATCCGTTTCAAGGAGTAAAAGAAAAAATTTCTCCTAAAGGTTTATGGAGCGAATTTAAAGCAGAAAAGATTTCTGAAACTCAAGCACAAACTTATTTATCAAAAAACCCACTCAATATAAGAAATACAATATCACAAGATGTTTTTTCCCTCTTAAGAACAAATAGATATAAAGTAGAATTATCATACAAAGGAAAAACAATAAATCATATTCTGTGTGAATCTGTAGAGTTTCCTGAGAGTGGTATAGCCACGACCGAATATCAAATAGGAAACAGACCAATATTTCTGATACCGTATACAAGAAATTACGGTTCTAATACAATAAATATAACATTTAGAGAAAACTACACTAATAACTCTAAGCCAGAAGTGTTAAGTTTTTTAGAAAATTGGGCAAACGATATAGTAACTAAAGACATTGCAACAGGAAGCTATGATGTTAATTATTATGATAGAATTTTGGGGAATATGAAAATAACCGCAATGGATTTAAATTATAATCCAATAATTAATATGGAAATATATAACATATATCCGACTCTTTTTAGACCGTCAACTTTAGAATACGGCGATATGAATAATTATATAAAGATAAATACTACATTCGCCTTTGAAGAATTTGAATTAAAATAATAAGGAGACTACATAATGCCTTTGCCAAAAATGAGCGTGCCCACATATGAACTGAATTTAATATCTAATAACAAAAATATAGAATATAGACCGTTTTTAGTAAAAGAAGAAAAATTACTTCTCATGGCCTTAGAAACTAAAGACAAAAAAGAAATAATCAAAGGCGTATATTCCGTTCTACAAAACTGCATAATAAACGAAGATGTCAATATTGAAGAATTACCTTCGTTTGATGTAGAATATTTATTTTTAAAAATTAGAGAAAAATCTTTAGGCGAAAAAATAGAAGTAGTTGTTCGTTGTCCTGATACTAAAAAAACATTTCCGGTTGATGTAAATTTATTAGACGTTAAAGTTGAAAAACCAAAAGATTTATCAAACAAAATAGAAATTACAAATAAAATGGGTATAATATTAAAATACCCATCATTTAAAACAATACAAGAATCATACGATAAAAACAATTCAGATAAAATTTTTGATATTCTTTTAGAATGTATAGATAAGATTTACGATGAAAATACAAGTTATACATGTAAAGAATATTCTAAAAAAGAATTACAAGAATTTGTAGAGTCTTTACCGCAAAATATTTTTATAAAACTAGCACAATTTTTTGAAAATTTTCCACAATTAGTATACGAAAATAATGTAACTTCTCCATTTACAGGTAATCCTGTGAAAGTGAGGTTAGATAGTTTCATAGATTTTTTCGATTGAGCTTCGGGGGTGATACTTTAAAGTCTTATTATAATCTTAACTTTATATTAATGAAGGAACATAATTTTAGATTGAGTGAAATTGATAATATGATTCCTTGGGAAAAAAATGTATATAAGTTACTATTATTAAAGTATTTAAAGGAAAAAGAAGAAGCAAGAAAAAAGAAAAATAAGAAATGACTCCCAATTCACCCAAAACACAATATAACTCCCCCTTTGCACAAAATGCAGCAGGAATGGGATTACCTGAATCTATAAGAGACGAAATAAAAGAACTTTTAGGTTTGAATAATCCTTTAGGTGGTTTAGAAAAATTTAGAGAAGAATTGTATGCGGTTGTACAATTACGAACCAGCAAAATACTAAAAGATGCTGAGAAGTTTTTCAGTGTTCTTTCACAGGGATCTGTTGCATCCGGTGTTAAATCTGTGGATCCTTCATCTGAAAATAAAGATAAAGATAATAAAGAAAAACAAACCACAGAAATATTAAAAAATGTTTCTAGTATAAAAGTTTCTATTGAAGGCGTAGACGAACAAAATAGAGATATAAAAAAGAATACAGAAGTAAGTGCATCTGTTGCTAATGTAAATGAAGAAAATGTAAGAGAACAAGAATCCAAAGACGACAGATTTCAAAATACTTTAATAGATTATTTGGATAAAATATTAAGACAACTAAAGAAAGCAACTTCTGCAGAGGATGGTGGATTTTTAGGAAAACTCGGTTCAGCATTAGGAAGCAATGCCGGTCTTTTAGCCACAGGAGCAGGCGGTATCGCTGCAGGAATGGCCGCAAAAAGCAGAGCAGCAAAATTAGCAAAAATTAAAGCAGCAAGAGCAGCGAGAGGTAAGGGTGGAAAAGTGGCGGGTATTGCAAGAGCCATTAAAAATGCACCAGGAAAAGGTAAAACCAAATTATTGCTTGGTTTGTTGGCTGCTATGGGAATTTATACCGTTTTTAGTGGATCCGAAGAAGAAGACGTTGAAGAAACAGTACCAGTCGGTGATGAAGAATTGCCGGAAGAAATTGGTGAAGTATATCCAACACAACCAAAAGAAGAATATGGTGTTGGTGATTTTGCTACAGATGCTGCACTCATGGGAGTTGTTTCTACTGGTTCTGCTGCAATAGATTACGCAAGAGGGGTTCCAGCAGCAACTGCAACTCAAGCAGCAACAACCACAACAACAGGAACTCAAGCAGTAACTAAAGCAGTATCTTCTGCTGGAAAAGGTGCTGCGGCTGAAGGTGCCGCAAAAACAGGATCGCGCTTTTTGGGAAAAGCTGCGGGCCCTCTAACAGCATTAATAGAAGGTGGGTTAGCATATTTTGAATACCAAGCAGAAGAAGAACAATTAACACAAGATGTTCAGGCAGGCATTGTAACTGAAGCCGAAAAAGATGCAAGAGAAGACAGAATGATGGGAGAAAAAATAGGTCAGGCAGCGGGTGCTACAACGGGTGCTTTGGCTGGAATGGCTGCAGGGGCGGCTATAGGTAGCGTCGTTCCTGTAGCCGGAACAATCATAGGTGCTGCTGCTGGTGCAATTATTGGTGCAGGATTGGGTTGGTTGGGTGGATGGGCGGGTGGTGAACTTGGTGGACAGATTGCTGAAGCAGTTGATGACACAACACTAACACAAGAACAAATAGATGAAAGAAGAGCCAAATATCAAATTATTGATAGCAATGGCATAGTATTGACTAGCACTTCTGAAACAGAAGTAAATTTAGAAACTGAAGAAGCCCTAAGAACGTTGAATGATATTAAAGACCAATCAATAAGAGATTCAACGGAGAGTAACACACAAACAACTATAAACAATAATGTTGTTTCTGGAAGTGGAAATACACAAAATAACACTGAAGTAAATAATCCAAATCATTCTGAAAACCCAGCAAACAGCGAAAGCGTTGTAGCAGAAACTGCCGCAGGCAACAATCAAGGAACCATGCCTTCATAAAAAACCCCAAGATCTATTTCTAGAATCTTGGGGGCAATAAACAAAAAGTTTGTTTTAATTACTCTTCGTTGGCTAGACGCTCAAAATAAGATGCAGCATCTTCCTCTTCAGCATCATCCGAAGGGGCCTTCTTCTCTGCCATCTTTGGTGGCTTAGAAGTCTTAAACTTAGGTGCTTCAAATTGACTTTCAACTTCATCCATATCTTCAGCAGTCTTTGCACTTGCAGTAGACTCCTTAAGAACAGACTTCATCTTGGTAGAGAGTTCATCATAAGACTTAAACTCTGATGGTTGAATAAACTCTTGAAGTTTGTGCTGTTGCTTCCAGATACCCTCTAGTTTGGCATCATCGCCCCCCATGAGAGGAGCGGCATTGTCAAACTCGCTTTTATCGTAGTTTACATAACCTGCAACCTTACGAATCTTGAGTTTAAAATCTGCACCCTTCCAGAAGTCAAAAACGTTTACTGCCTCATCGTCATCAAACTCTGGTTGCAGTTTCTCCATAATCTTATCAAAGATCTTCTTGCCATACTTAAATAGGAAGACCTTACCCTCATTTTGAGGATTCTTTGGATCAGAAACAACTAGAACATTTGAGATGTAAGTGAGCTTACGCTTACGGGCACGAGCAACTTCCTTATCGTCGTCGCTACCACTGTTCCACAGTTCACTGTTTGCTTCACAAACAGGACACTTGCCTCCGATGGTAGTTGGGCAGTTCTCAATGAACCAGCCACCCTTGCCTTGGAAGCCGTGATTAAAAACACGAACCCAAGGTACATCCTCACCTTCAACAGGAGGAAGGAAACGAATTACGGCATAACCATTGCTTGCTGAGTCGAGTTCTGGCTTCCAGAATCGATCATCCTTATAACTCTCTGAGCCCTTAACTTGCTTCTCAAGGGCATCTTGAATCTTGCTAAAATCAGTAGACTTCTTCTTCATATCTTTGAATGACATTGTATTCTCCTTGTACGATATGTACGGTATGTGTGTAGTATACGATATGTAAAATTAGTGTCAAGTTTAAAGTTTAAGTTTCTGTGATTTAGGTAACAAATTTAAATTTTCACCTTCTTCTTTTAATTGCTGTATTATGGGTTTAGATAAAAATTTTGCAATTAGTTCAGGTTCTATTGAATATTTTTCACATAAAAATAAGATAGCATCCATGTACGACATTTCTCTGGCTAATACTAAAGATTCTATTTCTTTTTGCACTTTTAAATTATCTTGTTCTGGTATAATCATTATCTTCTCCTAGAGTTTATTTATTATTTTTTATACTCTTCATTTCGAAGATAATCTAAAAGATCTTTTTTTGGTTCCCAGCCTAAAAGTTTTTTTGCTTTTGTTATATCTGCGAGAGTATGTCTTGCTTCACCTTGTCTCGGTGCTATATGATTATACTCTCCGCCCATCTGTATTGCAAGTTCTAAAACTGAAAATGCTTTGTTTGTTCCTATGTTGATTATTTCCGCATTTAGGTTATCTTGTTTATTCATTGCTGCAATGTTTGCTTGAACTACATCAGAAACGTGCACATAATCTCTAGTTTGAAGACCATCGCCAACAATGGTCATTGGATCTCCTAATTTTTTCTGCCTTGAAAAAACTCCAATTACTGGAGCATAAGAACCACGAACAGGTTGTCTTGGCCCATATACATTAAAGTATCTAAAACAAACGCTATCAACATTATATGTTTCTGAATATAATTTAAATAATCCTTCAGAGAATAATTTTGAATAAGAATACATGTTCAAACAATGTGGTGTTAATTTTTCTGTTTGAGGATATGTTTGATTTAAACCATATATTGCAGATGTGCTTGAAAACATTATTCTTTTTACACCAAACATTCTACTTGCTTCTAAAATGTTTAATGTTCCCGTTGTGTTTACATTATATGCTTTTATTGGATCATTTATGCAATTTTGTATTCTGGCTTCTGCTGCCAAATGAAAAACATAATCTGGTTTATGTCTCTCAAAAATACCATTTATAATATGCTTATTTGTTATATCGTCTTTATAATAAGTTGCTTTTTTATTATAATAAAATTCATCATGAGCATCAGATGATAGATTATCAATTACAACCACATTATGATTTAAAAGAATTAATTCGTCTACTAGATTTGAACCAATAAATCCACAACCACCTGTTATAACAATTTTCATTTTATGCCCTCTTTGATATAAAATGCATCTCCCCAAGTAAAATGATCACACATTTTTATTTCGGCTCTTGTAAATTTATATTTTTTTAAAAATAAATCTAGATCTTCTAATAAAACACAACCGTCATATAATTCTGTTTTATTAATTTCAGTATAAATATATTCTATATCAGATAAAGTATCATGTGACCCCTTTAATACCTCTAATTCATATCCCTGAACATCTATATTCATAAAATTACAATTTTTTATACAAAATGAATCTAGTTTTTTAATCATTACTTCATAATTATTATCAGAAAATGTAACATCAGGATGTTGCAATAAATGATCTTTGGGTTTCAAAAGTGATGAGGATTGTTTATTGTTTGAAATAAACATATTTCCGTTTTCTTCTTTAGAACCAAGTGCAAAATTATATTTTTTAACAGAGCAATCTATTTTTTCAAAACAATCTTTTTGTGGCTCAAAAACGTGTATATTATTTGTGTATGTTTTGTATAATGTTATTTCTTCTCCAATGTGGCCCCCTACGTGTATAATACCATCTAAAATTATATTATATTTTTTAATTAAATAATGTAAATCTATTAGCATCTATTATCCTTTAAATTCGTTCCAATTGTCTATATTAGTAAAAGCCGAAAACATTCCAAGATCCCAATTATTTATTCCATATATTTTTTTTTGTGTTTCATTTGTTATAAAATATATATTAGAATTGTTTGAAAATAATGCAGTAATAAAACTAAAAGACCCCGCACTTAAAACTAAATTTTTACACTGTGAACCATATCTCACAGTATACTCTGCAGATTCATTTAAAATTTTTAAATTATATTCTTTTGACAATTTTATTACAATTTCATCATCGACATTATCACTTGCTATTATTCCAGAATTAAATTTTATTTTTTCTATAGATTTTTTATAATACTCATATGGTAAAGAAAATTTATTTTTAATATCGCCCAATCTAACATGCACGAATAAATCATTTTTACATTCTAATGTTTTAGGAATTATATATTTTTTATAAGATTCTATTAAATTATTAATTTTAAATATTTCAGGAGACTGAAAAAAACCATTAATCAGATAAACTCCCTTACATAGTGTTTTTTGTTGTAAAAATGTCATGATATTATCATCATTCACTGTATAAAATTGATCATATATTATATTACCAGAAAATTTATTAACTATAAAATGATCATTAAAATTATTATTCCATAAATTTTGATCAAAATATAAATTATATTTTTCTGCAATATATTGTGCCATCAAATAAATCAATACATGATTCCCCAACCTCCCATCATATTGTATCCTGACACTACTCATTTTAATTCAATATAACACAACCAAGTATAGGATTTACATTCATCATAAAATATTTTATATTTTTCTTTTTCAAATTCATTTAACAATTCGGGTAACGTTTCATAATTTTCTTCCCATAAATCACCCCATCTTGTAAATTTTGATTTAAAAATTGGTGGAGCTTCTTCGTAAATATTTATTATATTATTTAATAAAATAAAATCATTTTTATTATAATCAAACCATGTTTTTTTAGAATTAATATCTATAACATATTTTTTTTGTTGTAATATTTTTTTTATACTATAACAATCGCCTTGGTTATGTGGGTAATTGTCCTCAAATATTATTTTTTTTAAATTATATTGTTTACAGTGAAGAAGTCTGGGTAATGCGTCTTGGTGATCATCAAAAAAAACCAATACATTATTTGATGAATATTTAGACCAATTTATTTTTAAAAAATCTTCTGTTAAATATTCTGCAGTATTACTTACATATTGTCTGTTGTCCAATACAGGATCTATTGATATTATTTTACTATTTGGGCATATTTTTTCAATAAACCAAGTTCCTAATCCCTTCCATATACCACTCTCAATAATTACTTCTGGATTTATTTTTTTTAAAACATAATAAAAAGGAAAAAGGTGTGAGGAGTTCATACCGCCGCTGTTATTTTTTATTGGTCTTTTTTCATATAGTGATAAAAAATCATCAATATATTTTTTCATATCATCTCTATCAAATAATAAATTATCAATCATATCTGAAATCCTTTTTTCTCTCCCTTTGAATACGGATAATTGTTTTTTGTAAAATAGTAATCTAATGGAGATTTATAATTTAAATTTTTTAAATGTGAAGTTAAATTTAAAAATTCTTGAACTAATTTTTTATCAAGAAATGGATATCTGGTTTCTATACCAAATGAACCAGCAACACATTCTTCTTTGGATAAATATGATGATTGTGCCCCATAGTAAAAATTTCCATACGGAAATATGGATTGTAAATCCTTCGGAAAACTTTTAGGATTACTTGTGTTAAACCCATATGTTTGTATGTTTCCCATTATTTCATCACTACCTTGACCGGAAAATAATATTTTAATATTATATTTTATTTTCATTTCAGATAAAATATCATATAATGCAATTGCACCAACATCATCAAATCCATTATGTGTCACTATTGTTGGATTTGGGCCATAAAAAAATTTTTCAACACTATTATTCATTTTTTCTTTTATGGAACTTATATCACTAACTGTTTGTTTTTTATATTTAATTATATTTTTATTACACAATAAACGCTGATTTAATATATTTTGATTTTCTGCTCCAATTATAGTGTATGAAATGTAATCAAAATTTTGTTTATTCATTGAACAGCATATAGCACCACTATCATATCCAGAACTCATAGGAATTAGTGGTTTTAGATTAACATTAAATCTTTTTCTAACTGATTCATCAAAAGCACTACACCAATCATCAAAAGAATTTTTATATTGATTTAAATTAAAATTATAATAATTATACTCAGTACTGATATTTGTGCTAATATCATATTCAATAAAGGTGTTGGTTGGTACTTTTGTAATAGTTGTAAAATTAAGTTTTTCTAAATTAGATTTATATGAAGACACCCCAAAATTATTATTTTCAAATGAAAAATAGCACGGCTTCGTACAGAAGCAATCCACACCAAAAATTATTTTGTTTTTATTAGAATCATATATGCAAAAAGCAAATTCACCATCGATATTTCTTAACCCATTAATATTATCTGAAATGTAAGCATCTAATATACATTCACCATCACTACTATAATTTCCTAATTGTTTATAATTGTAAATTTCTCCATTAAATACCAGATAAATTCCATTTTTTGAAATAGGTTGTGTTGTAAATGATCCAGTTATTGATAATAAATTATGAATAATATTTATTCCGTTTAATGAACAAGTTGAGGTATTATCTGGACCTCTTTTTTGTGAATAATAGTTAACAGTATTAATATCTATTATATTTTTGTTTGTTACTATAAAACTACACATTTTATTTTATTATTAAATAATAATCCCTAGTATTTATTTTATTATAGACAGAATATTTATTTAAAAAATTATTTAATATGTTTATTTCATTGTTACTATTATGAAATTCAACTAAAATTATTTTGGGATAAATTGAATTTTTAATCATATAATCTAAAATAGCATATTCGGAACCCTCAATATCCATTTTTAAAACATCTATTCTGTTATGATTTAATTCCTTCATGATTGTTTTTAAAGTTTTTACAGGTAACTCTATTGTATTTTCTGTTTTTTCAGCGGTTTCACTGTAACTGACATATTCTAATTTTGGTGGCAAATTAAAATATGAAATACCATCGAATGCACTAACACCGATTTCTCTAAAAATAAATTTATTAGGTAATTTTTGTTTTTTTATCCATTCGATGCATCTGGGAGTGGGGTCAAATGCATTTACTGTAACGCCACAATTATCAATCATTTCAATATCAAATGATATATCAGTTCCAACACCAAAACTATAAACAATATCTGTTTGTTTTATAATACTCGGATCAATTGCCCAACCACCATAATTAGTTCCGTAATATGTTAATTTAACATCATTTCCTGATATTTTTTTAATCATTTTGAATCCCCATCGAAATAATAATTGATTGATTTATATAAATTTTTATTAGAGTAATGTTCCCAATAAATGTCAATCATTTCTTTACGAAGTTTTTCATCGTATTTAGTTCTTAAATCCTCTAAAAATTTTTTAGATATTTGTTGAATATCACATCTTATAACAAATTTTTCTAATTTATTTGGTATTTTTAAATTATTAAAAATAATTGGAAAACTTCCAGCCGATATACTTTCATATAAACGTAGAGATGATGGTCCTGTTCCCTGTGGGCAAAATGAAAAATAACTATTTTGTAAAAAATGTTTATATTTTTTATTTAAATTTTGTTTTTCTTCTTCGTTTTTATAAAAAAACCAACCATTTGTATCAATTATAGGTAAAAAATTATTAAATTTAATCAATTGTTTTCTTATTTCATGTGTAGAAAAATCTCCCATAAAACTACAAAGATACTCATTATTTTTATAATGTATTTTTGTATTGTATGATGGATTATAATGAGGAATACAAATATTACCATCATCAGATGTTGTGTGTGGAGTAAAAACATAATTATCACCAAAATATAACCTATTTACACTTATATGTTGACAAACATATATTTTTTTAAAATTATATTTTGTATTAATGTCATTTATTATTTGTTGTGTTTTAATTACACCTACAGTATTTAAACTATATGCAATGGGTATTGCTACATAATTTAATTTATGATTATTTTTAAAATAATCATATACACATCTTTCAGTTTTTATTGGATCTTTTTCTTGATCGAATGTTATTGCATCAGATACTATCATTTAATTTTTCTTTTACTTTGTCTATTAATTTGCTTTTATTGTCAACACCCACTGTCCAATTTGCATGCATCATCAGAATATTTTTATTTAAGTGTGGAATATCTATATTTGGATTCCAAACTTGTTGACCTATTATATGATGTATATTAAAATATTTTAAATCTAAAATTTTTGATTTTATATAATCATGTCTAAAATGGTTCATTGCGTGTTGATCATTTCCAAATTTACTCATATTATTAAGAACTGTCTCAAATAATTTTTTAGTTTTTTCGTTTCCTCTACAGGCAAAAAATCCACACGATATTGTATTCCCACCATCGTCTATTCCTATCATATCACAATCTTCCATTTGATTCAGCAAATCATCTTTAAACTGTTTAAAAAAATAAACATCACAATCTGAATGGATAAAAACTTTATTCGGATTTTCTTCTATTCCTCTTAAAACATAAGATATTTTTTTGTGCATAGTTTGCATCCACCCAGATTCCATAAAATTGCCACTTGAACATTCTTGTGGAAATTTTTCAATAATAACTTCAAAATTATCATCTTTAGGAATTGATGATAAAAAATAATTATTTAATAATGAGATATGAGAATCTGTATAGAATGTATAAAGTTTCATATATTTAATTCCTTTTTAATTTTTTCTATAGTTGGATATAAATCATATCTTTGCCAATATTCCCATGCATTTGCATCCGATTCTGTTGATTTAGTAACCTCAAGATAATTTTCATCCATTTCTGATTTTTTAGCACCTGGGTGCATATGTTCAATTATAATATCTGGAGTATATACTAATCTATTCAACCCAGAACCTATACTCATCCAATAATTATCAGTCCACATATGATTAAATTTTGGATCGTACATATATCCTAAAATATCAATAATATTTGTTGTCATTAAACAAGAAGAGGCTAATTTATGTCCTTGGTGTAAATCGTTACCATATACAACGGCAATACCATTCATATTGTTTACATATTCTAAAAATATTTTATCCCATTCTTTTGTTCGAAATAAATGATCATCTCCCATAAAAAGAATACACGAATATTTATCTTTAATTTGTAAGTATGCTCTATTCATTGGGTCAACTATCCCCCTTCTTCCAACTGGAACCACTATTTTATTGGCATCTAGATCTAAATAAGTATTTGTATCATCATCATCTATTATAAAATATAAATCTGAATATTTAGAATTTGATGTTAATTCATATGACCCCTTTAACCTTATTGCATTTTGCAATCTGTGTTTTGTTGGACACATAACAGCAATTTTTTCAGGTTTCATAGCAACTCCTTTACTAGATCATTATACATTTCTAATTTTTTACTTTCTTCACAAGGGGGTCCTTGGGTTCTTCCGATATACATATCACCTTTTCTGGGGGTCGGCCAATCGTGTGTTTTGTCACCAAATGGATTATCGTTATCGTGTACTACTCTATCGCCTTCAAATAAGGGATATATCATTTGTGAAAGATAGTTTTGATCTGTTGGTTGTCTTCCTTCAACTTCTAAGCATTTTTTAATAATAGAGTCGAGTTTGTTATTTTTTCTTAGACCCCACATACCACCCATTACTTTAGATCTGTGTCCGGGTTGAACTTCACGCATAAGGTGAATAGATTTGCCTGTTTCTATCCACTGATTTACTGCATCTCTTTCTCTTTCACATGGATAACTGTCGGTGTCTCTAAAAATAACAATATTTACTACTGGATCTTCATACGCTAAAAATCTCCAAAACATCCTAGTTGAATGATTAGTTCTAAATCTATCCAAATTATTATTCGTCATATCTATGAGATTCACATTTGAATATGTTTTGAGTTTGTTTAATACTGTTTGTGGAACTGTAGTATCATAATAAAATCTAGATTCCCAATCTGGGTATAAATCTTTACAAATGTCTGCGTTAATTATTGCATTAATAACGTATCTCGGATCTCTACCATATAAAGAATAAGATATTACCTTTTTCATATATTTTCCTTTAATATTAAACTAACAAGTCTGTCTATTTTTTGTTTATGTTGTGAATATGGCCTAGCCACATGTGAATCTAAATAATACTCATTCAATATAGAATCTTCATTAAATTTATTCCACGAGGCTGTTCCTCTATCTAATCTTCTTGCACAGAATCCTCCAGGTCTCGGTGGATTATATAAAATATTACTATCAACATTATTATGAAAATGTGTTATTTTTTTATTACAATACACTTCATCGGCAAACCAATATTGTAATTCTAGCCCATGTGTGGGTCTGTGTGTATGTGCTTGGTGCCTCCATTCCGTTTGTTCCATAAACGATTCAAAAGTTTCAGGTAAATCTAAAACTTTTTTAAATGTTTTACCTTTAGCAACATTATAACAAATAGAATTTGAACCTATGACATGAGCATTTAAATTAATAAACTTATCATCAGATATATTGTAAATATTATCTATAAAATACTGTCTAGAAATAGGAAACATATCGATGTCTGATGTTGCCCATGTAGTATCTGGTTCCAAAGAAGGAAAAAATAATCTAGAACATTGTGCTTGTGTGTTTACTGGAATATCTTTTAATGGTTCTAGATATAAAACTGATCCATATTCCTCACTTACCTTTATATTTTTATCATCATGAATTAAAATTAAAACAGGATGTATGTTAAATTTTTTTTTCCATATCTTAGAAACCAATGGCCAAAAATCCAAATAATATGGATTAGTAGTTGAACTTAAAATAACTTTTTCTATTTTCATCGCACTTCCTGTATTGTGTGGTGTTCTTTTGGACCCTTCCAATATGGTCCAGGAACTGTTGGTGGATTATTTTGTGGTCTTGCCATATGGTTGTGCCAAGTTACTATAGATTTTGCTGGATTATAAACTCTATAACCCGCCTCAACAAAACATTGCATTATTCTACCATCGCATGCATAATATCCTATTGGAAAAATTGCATTTTTAACTTTACATTCACCTTTCCAAATCCAAACATCATTACTTTCTGGTGCAGCTTTTCCTTGCATGTGGTGCCCTCTTGCAAGATAGGCCGTATCATTTGGTAAATACCATCTACTCAACCCGAGAGCTATATTATTTTTTAATTTTTTATCAATTTTTGATATGGTATCTGTAAAAATAATATCAGCATTTGCTAATATGTTTATATCATTCTTATTTTTTGCTTCGGGTAAATCAAAAATCTGTTGATATGTTGTTCTATAAGGATCATATTTTGACCTGTTATCAGGTGTATGATCTATTCTTCTTACCTTGGTGGTTTTGAATTCAATCCAGTTTGGAAAAATTGTTTGTTTTGGTGTTATTAAATACACATTATCAAAATATTCTAATTTTTCGTTTATAAAAAGAGAGTCTTCATATTCTCTTTGACGACATGAATTATCAGATACAATATACTCAATGAATAAATTTTTCATAAAAATAATCTTCCGCTATTGGCATTTGTTTAATTTTTTCTATATTATTTAATATAGATTGTTTTTTTGATTCGTACAATTCTTTTGTTAATGTTGTTATTATATCATCTTTATATAGAATGATTCCATCTCTATCAAAATGCTCAAATACATCCGGATCGCCGTGGTATATTGGGATGACACCTTTGGCAAAACAATCTGTTATTTTTTCTGTAAAATAACCAGGATATGAATCATTCTCGAAAACAACTGAAAACATATACGGGTCTAGTGCTTCTTTTTTATCTCTATGTGCACCCGTTCCTTCACCAGGTCTAATGCTACCATGAGCACCACCATACAAATCTAATTTATTTTTTAAATTTAAAGCGACACTTAATCTATAGCGATGACCCTCTGAATAATCTTTCGGAGAGCATATCATTGACACTAATTTATTTTTTTCTGGTATTTTTACACCATCTCTAGCAAAACACCAAGGTAGATTGCTGCCAGAATATGTCCATTTTATTCTATCATCTAATTTACACAATTCTTTTTCGCATGTAAACAAATATTTGTATTTTGATAATATTTCTTCTTTATTTGTAAAAAGTCTATCCCTTACTTTTCTAGCATCACCTATAAACCTAGATTCACATATCCATGCATATTTTTTATTGTGATATGGTGTATTTAATCCTTGAAAGATACCACCATCAATATACACTTGTATTTCTTGTCTTTCTCTTGTCCAGATAAAATTTTTAGGGGTTAATGTAGAACATGAAGAATGTTCTATTGTAAATGGACATCCTATTCCTTGTATTTTTATTTTACTCATAAAGCAGGTCTTCCTCTATTTATTTGAGCCATTTTTCTGTGAACTTCTGCTTTACCCTTGGCATGTGAATTTTTATTTATTATATAACGACCGTCGCAATAATCATTAAAATTATTTTCAATTATAAAAATTGATATTTGTGTATGTATTTTAGGAATCACTGCATGTTTTAGAGCATCATGATCTAATTCAAAACCGTTTTGTTTTAATCCATTTTCACAAGCATCTATCCAAGAATCAATTATAAAATTAAATTTTTCACCATGCTTAAAATACACAGGAGATGCTTTTATTCCTTCTATGTTCCCTGTATGAGATGCAAACCCAATGTCGTGTGTTATGTTATCAAAAGCATTAAAAGATTCTCTCAATTCCGTATCACAATCCATCCATATCAGATCACATTTATGCTTCTCCATCATGTCTTTTATAAATTTAGGTTTTCTCAAACAATTTAACATGTAAGAACCTAGAGATGGGAGTTCCACTATTTCGTGTGAAATATTTAAACGATTGCACGCAGCAATTAAATATTTTCCATGTTGGCTATAATAAGTTCCGCCATCCACATCCGAATAAAAACTTATCAATTTTGGTTTCATTTTATCTGCTTTCTCATTTTTCTACTTGCTTGCATGTGTTCTATCACTACAGCTTCTTCTTTTTCGAACCAAGAGCAATCAAATACTTTACAATAACTCTGTGGAAAATTAAATGTCTTTAATCCCTGTTTATCGTATTTATCCCAAACTTTTTGTAGACTTTGTTGTTCCCACACAGTTGGATTCGCTTCACTCTCTTTCTTCCAATCATGTATCATTTCTATTGCAATTTTTGTATTATTAAAAAACATTGTTCCGCCAGCAAGTGCCTCATTACCTCTATCTGGTCCCCAAGGACGTAGATGTTCATTTGAAGGCTTATTCCATACATTTGGAATCCAATAACAACCAAAATCATATGATTCTAATTGTTCAAATAATTTTGGTTCGGCTCTAAATCGTGCATCTGCATCAGTCCACACAACACCACATTTTAATTCATTTAAAGCAGTAAGAACAACTTCGGCTTTCATGGTACAATTTTTAACCCAAGATCCTTTATTTTCTTTTTCATATGATTTAAAAGGATATTGTTTGGTTTGATTGTCTCCTGGATATTTTAATTCTGGTTGCAAAAAATAATGGCAAGTTTTTCTCCACTCATCCACTTCATTTTTATATTCTGGTGTATAAAATGTTATAACTGCTATCATTTTCTGTCAACCTTTTGCATACTAGATGCTAAATCATGTAAAATTATTGCTTTATTCATTCCATGTAACTTATTTATCTGACAATATTCTCTGGGTAACCATTCAGTTGAGGGATTTATATTACACCATGCTTGTTGTAAAGACCACTGATCCCACGATCTCTTCCATTCATTTTTTATTTTTAACCATTCATTACATAAGTTTATAATATTTGGACACTTACGCAAAAAAAGTGTTCCGGAATTAAACCAAGCAGGGTTCATTCCTTGGGGCCAATTTTTAGGCAATTCTATTTCCTCTCTCCCTGCGGGTGCTCTTTTTCGTGGACCAGGTTCAGCACGAACTCCAAATTCTTTATCACAGACAAAAAACAAATACGGATGCTCCATTATTCGAGCATCCGCATCTATCCAAATTAAACATTCATCATTCTGTGCTAAATTTAATTGTTCTATTATATAATTTATTTTATAATTACAATTATCAACCCAAGATCCTAAATCATCTCTTCTTCTTATTTCGTAAGATAGTGAAAATCTTTCACAAGAATCTTTAAGCCTTTTGACTAATTCAGGATATACGCCTGTATTTGTGTAATATGAAATTATTTTAACTTTGTTCATTTAATTGTAAATTGTATTCTTTGATTATATTAAATAGAGGTTCTACGTAATTTTTAGGATCTTCTTCGTGACAATGAATTGTTCCGTCATCACAAGACATTAAAATTGCAATATTTTTAATAGATATACCTGTATGTTCTTTGAACATTATGGAATATGCTGTAGCTTGCATAAAATATTCTTGAATATCAGACTTGTATTTTTCTCTAGAGCAGGTTTTAAAATCTATTACTGATAATTTTTTATTATATTCCGCTATACAGTCAACTCTACCTGCTAATTTTAGCAAATCTGAATACATAGGAGATTCTAATAAATGAATATTATCTATGTTATCCAGCATTTTTTGAAAATTAACAAATAAATGATAATTTGCAAGATCGTCTTTTGTTGGTGCACCCTGATTATTTAAATATTTTTCAATTACACTATGAAAACTATTTCCTCTTTTAGTGACTCTTTTTGCTTCTTGGGGATTATTCTTTCGCCATTCTGCAAAAAACTTTTTCTTTTTAAATCCAGTAACAGTTGTAACTGATGGATAAGATGTTGTATTGTTTATTTTGTAGTGTCGTTTACCGTCTAATTCAACAGCAACAACATCTTCCGAAAGATTTAAACTTTCTATTTTTACATGATTAAAAATTTTCAATTGTATTCCTTTAAAGTTTTTTAACTTTGCTTATCAGCTGCATGTATTTAGACACCGAATCTTTATACTCTGCATTCTTTGTTTCAATTTTCTCTTCAATTATATTTTGTTTTTCTAGTTTTGTTTCTATTAATTTATTTACTAATTTTTTTTTTAAATCTTCAACTATATTATCAGTTAATTTTGGAACAATATTGTCAAATATTTGACCACACTCCCAAGAATACCAATTGTAACCTTTTCTTTTGGCTATTGGATACCATTGTACCATAGCACCATGAACTTCATCTAATGTTCTTTTAAAATTATGTTTTTTCTTTATATCTGTTTGTGTTACTTGATAGCAATATTTAGATTCCATACTATCGGCTGATAAATCATTACCAGCAAATATTATATTTTTAAATCCAACAGAATGTGCCCACTGAATACCAAAGGTGATTGATTTGTGTGGCCCTCTTGCAAAAGATCTAGAAAAATCAAATAAATGTTGTTCGGCTTCAAATGTGCGATTATTTGTAAAACTTCTGTATGCATGAACATTTTTTCCAGGAAGGTGATTTGATGTTTTTCCTTCTTGAACAATTTTAATTATTTGTTCCGCAACGTAAACCTGTTTTCCTTCTTCACCATGCATTTCATTTAAATAATCGGAATAAATCCATATATGTGGATTTGTTATTTTTCTAATAGTTGTGCTTATTGCTGCAACAGGAAATCCTAAACTAAAAACATCAACTTTGTTTAGGGATGGCCCAGAACACGCAAATACTATTGTTTCATAATTTTTTAAATCGTCAAATAACATAATATATAAAATCTATTAAGGTCTTCTAGCGAAATCTGCTTCTGCTTTCTTAATCAGCGTTGTTGCCTTTACTGCATTTCCGCCTGCCTTTTTAACTGCGTCACATCTAATATTAAAAAGTTCTTGTTGCCTGAGTGCAGCCTCTAATTGTTCTTGTGCATTATCTATACTAACAGCATTTCCTGTTCTGTTTGCTCTTACTAATGCGCTTCGTGCATTAGAAACATTTGTAGCAACCACTCTACCGTCAATTTTACAATGTGTCAGCAAATCATTAAATCTATCTTCATCTGATAGTCTTTTTTCGGCACTTCGTTTACCTGCTCCAAAAGCACCTTCAATTGCACTAGTGTCAACCCCGATTTGAGCAGCTGCTCCTCTAGCAACAGTTCCAGCAAGAGAAAGAGCCCCCCTGCCTATACCCCTACCAACAGCAGCAGCTATAGATCCTATAGATTTTCCTGCTAATTCTCTAAATTCGTTTAATTGTTTTGAAATTTCGGTAAATGTTTTTGCCATATAAAATAACCTTTATATATACTCTTACCATTATTTATAAAAGCAGAGGAGGCTCTTTTGAACCCCCTCTGCCCTATGAAGATCGAAAGGTAGCGAAGTTCCTTATAGCATGAATGGCGTAGTTCGCTTAAC